AAATATAACCGTGATTTAACTTTAAAACAGATAGACCAAGCGTTCCAAATAGGAATGTTGGACGCTAAAGGGAAACAGGCCTTACAGCAGCAAGCAATAAAGGCTAAGGATGCGAAAGAACTTGCTGCACTCAACCATAAGTATAGATTAAACGAGATTGAAACAAAAGAAAATAGCAATAATTCCAAGATTGTGGATAGTGTTATTGGAGGTGATGGTAATGTCTATACTCGTAATACAAGACTTACTCCAAATGAAGCCCAACAAATTGTGCTCGGATCTGGAATGGGAGAAGACGACTTGGCTCCGTTCGTTACTTATGAGAGAGACGATAAGGAAAATATCACTAAAACTAAGACAGACTGGCAAGCTGCTGCTGCCTACGCATTGCAGAACGGTATGATACCAGCCGAGGAACTGAAAAGTAGAGGGTTTAAGTTAGGAGGGGCAACAGATAAGAAAGAAGTTGCTCCGTGGATTAGTAACAATCAATCATCCAATAATAAAGCACCATGGCTGAAGTAAACATGAATGAAAATCGTAAGTGGCTTTATGATGTACTTACGAACAAAGGCGTTCAAATGGGCGCCTATGAGGAATTTGATAAAAATGTAGATGCAAATAAAGACTGGTTGTATAATACTGCAAAAAGTAAAGGTGTGGATATTGGTGATTATGATGCTTTTGACAAAGCAATGAGTAATAGTCAGATACCAGCTGTTACTGTTCCTCATCCAGGACAACAACAATTGCAACAGCCACAACCACGTCCGAAATCTCCATACGTTGAGGGTAAAGGTGAGGAAACAATGATATTTGGTGTGCCCTATGCAGATTATCAACAGATGACTCCGGAAGAACAATCGAAACAATACAGTGCCGCAATAGAGAAAAGGAAGAATGATGAAAAAGATTTCTTCTCGAATTATATCAGTGGTCAGTTGGGTGAGATTGATAGTGAATTGAACAAAGAGAGAGAGCCGGTACCTATGCCTGCCGGTTCCGCTTTCATACCTTCTTCTGCCGTTGGTTCCGCACAAAGGTTTGGTAATGGTGATACCAAAGAGACGCAGGATCGTTATACATCGCTGCATGCTGCAAAGAACTTACTTGATGATGCTAACAAGCTTGTAGAAGAGGCAAAGAAAGGCGATACGGGCTTTTTCTCTTCACTCGGTAGAGGTTTCAAAGATAAGTTTATGGATACAGACAACTGGACCATGGGACTTACAGATACGGCATATTCCGGTTTGCTCAGAAAGGCGATTGAGAAAGAAGAGAGTGGGGAAGAGCTCTCTCCGGAAGAATCGAAGTTGCTTGATGCTGCGGCTGTAAACATGGCTACACAGGCTTACTTCTCTTCTGATATGAGTAGAGGTTATAAAGCTGGTAGTACGACGGCTCAAAGTATTCCTTTCATGCTGGAATTTGCTGTAAATCCAGTTTCTTCTTCCGGCAATGCATTAGCAAAAGGTTTGCTGAAACATGGTTTGAAACGCTTTGGCCGTGTAGCAACAAGTAATGCGGCAAAGGTTGCGGGCCGATTGGTCGGTGATGCCGCAGCCGCTGCCGGGATGACAGCTACTTCAAGTATAGGTCGCGTAGCTTCTGGAACCAACGAACGGATGATTGGTGATGTTCAAGCGACAGTAGAAGATGGTGAGATTAAGTATGCAGGCCGTGAGAATGGCATGGAGGTGGGCGAGGCCTTGGGTAAATCAGCTGTCTCTAATTTCCTCGAAAATCAGTCGGAAATGGTCTTTAATGCGTTCGCTGGTGGTGGCAAGTTGGCGAAAGAAGCATTGAGCAAGTTTATTCCTGACTTTTCTAAGCTTTCCAATAGCGAGATTGTGCAGTTCATCAGCAAGATAAAGAATAATCCTACTATCAAAAACGTTGCTGAACGTACACAGTTTCATGGACTGTTAGGAGAATATGCCGAAGAGGTATACAACAACTTTGCCAACATTCCACTGGGAGAGATGACCGTTGAACAGGCTACAGATTTAGACAACAACATTGATACATTTCTGGGACTTGCGCCGACGTCTGCTGCCTTTGGTCTGCTAGGACTTGGGGGAATGGCACGTGAGAAATATACTACTCAGAGGAACTTACACAGGTTTAAAGAAGGGCTGAATGAGGAAGACCAAGCTTTATTTGATGAATTGCAGCAAGTAATAAATGCCGGTGACAAAGAAACGACTAAAGCATTTATCAAAAGGACGCTCGCAGATGAAAAACTAACTCAGGAAGAAAAGAAAGAGCGTGTCTTTGCTGTACAGGGTATGCAGGAGGAAAAGGTACTTGAAGATGTGCAGAATGAAGATGTGTCTGCTGGCGTTACTCCCGAAGATATTGAAGCAAATAAGATTGATATTTACCGCAATTTTAAACGAGCTGAAAGAAAAGTAAATAGTCTTTTGCCTGAGGAAGTTGTTTCTCAGTTGGATGCGGTATCAGACCTTGGGCAGTTTGCATCGGCCAATAACTTGAATGAACAACAGGTTTCGGCTTTGGCGGATTATCTTCCGGCAAAAGAGATATTCTCGCAGTACGTCGATCATACCAACAGCAGAAAGGAAGAAGCAAAGATGCAGGCCCGCGAACAGGCAATAACCGATGTTGAAAGGATTAGTAATCCGGAGACAGGCTTTGTTACCCAAGTTAAGCATAAGTTTGCCGATAACCCAGTTTATCTTGTAGGTGGTAATCTGGCACTTGGTGAGGATGGCTTTCTGGATCGGGACAATTCAAGCGAGACAGTTTATTATGTCGATGAAACCGGCGAACGAAAGATGGCGCAGGCTGAGGACTTTGATAGCGTTCTGTCCGAGGTTCCTATTGATGATATGATTGTTCAGGCTGAGGCTAACGCTGAACAGGATTTCATCGCTAACGAAGAAGAAAGCCTCCGTTCTCCTGATATTCCTGCACCTGTTCGTGGAGAAACTGTTATGATGGATGGTAGCCGCTATCTAATAGAGGGGGATAATATGGATGATCCAGGTCTAAGTGTAATGGCCATAAAGCTTAATGATGCCGGTGAAATAGATATCGAGAATGGAGATGAACGTCCAATTAGTATTGATGATTATTATAGTCTGAAAGAGTCCGAAATGTGGCAAGATGATATTGTCCCGGCCCCCTTGCAGGAAGAAACCCTGCAAACGGAAGAGACGCCATTGGAATCTGAAGTTATTCAAGAAGAAACGGACCAAGTGTCTGTTCCTGTTGAGGGAGAATCAGTCAAGGAAGAAACACCGGAACAAAGATTACAAAAGGTTCTTGATACCCTTCCCAAGAAGAAGGACGGAAGCATTGACTATAAAAGTATGACACCACAGCAACAGTTTGACTATACCAGTGCTGTTGACTCTCCCGAAGTGGCTATTGAGGATTTGAAAGGCGATGTCGCTGCGAAGAATGAAGAACTTGAAAAAATTAATGCTCGCCTGGCAAAAGCAACCGGAGGTGAACGCGTCGAATTACGTGATCTCATACGATCTAAAAAGAAAGAGCTGGACGAGTTGAATACTTTCTTCCAGAGCGTCGTTCCTGAACAATCAGATACTTCTGAGAGTATGGAGACTTCACAGGTACCGGAAGAAGTGCGTACTGATGAGGATTATATTAGTTGGGTTGCTGATAACTCAGATGATGCCAATGAGGTTCTTGGTGCTTATTCTGCCGCTAAGGACCTGGCCAGCCATGAACAGACATTGAAACCATGGCAACGTGAGTTGCTTGGTAGAAAAGTTAGTACTTCTTCTTTTAATCGCTTTGGTGATCGTAATCAGATAACCGGTGCTTTAGCGAAAGGTTGGCTAAGAAAAGACGGTCAAGAAATAGATACTATTGCTCAGGAATTAAGTGAAAATGGGGTAGAGGTGACAGAACAGGATATAGTTGATTTCATGCTTACTAATCCTTCGAACCATGTCAGTCAGGTATCAGATACAATGCGCTCTTTATCTTCCAAGTTCAGTGAGATAGCCACCAAAGAAATGGGTATTCCTGTTGGTGGTCCGGAAAGTAACACAGGTCGGTTGTACATCAAACTGAAAGAGGCGGATCAAAAAATAGATAAATTGACAGATAAACAGAAGAATGAAATAGAGGAGGCTTTGTCTGCTGATATGGATGCTTCTGATACGCAGCGCACCGATAGCTATTATGAGGCTTTAGATGATTACATTCAACAATACGATCAGTTCCGTAATGAGTTTGATGAAGAAGCTGCAGATGAAGCTATAATTCAGTCTATGGAAGAGAATAACCCGGAACTGTATCATGGTGGTTTTACTGCTGATGAATTAGATGACATTTACTCACAAATTGAAAATAACAATGGAACAGAAAGACAGGCAGAGGATAGCCGAGAAAATCAATCTCCGTTATCTGGAGAAGAAGTTAAGCAGCACGGAGAACCCGGAACATCGGAAGTTGCTGCAACAGAGAATAGCGAAGGTGAAGAACAAAATAACGGAGTTATCCCAAATGAACAATTAGAAAACATAGATACGCGGAAGCTATTAAATACAGAACAACCTACAGTCAGTGATTTGTCTGTTGTAGAACCATCTTCTTCTATTCAGGAAAATGGTAACAATACTTTGAACTCTGAGGACAATTCTGTATCTTTGCAAGGTGACAATCAAAAAGTTAACGAAAATGACGAAGTATCTGAATCAATTCCACAAGGAGAGCACGGAACGTTGCTTGAAATATCTGGCGAACAGGAAGAACCGGTCTATCAATTACGACGAAGAATTGAAGAGGCATCAAGAAATGCATCGGAAAGCGAAAGAGGCAGAGGCCACCAGCAAGAAGTAAATCAAATGATCGAGGCACAGGCCAAAGAAAGCGGCTTGTGGACTCCTATACAAAATCTTTCCAACCTCGGTACACCATTCCTTAGCGGAAATGAAAATGATACTTATTTAGATCGAGAAAACGATGCTGTTTACAAGATGAATAACTTGGTAAACAGTAAGAATCTTCCAGAATTATTCAAACGCATTGACCTTCATAATGAGCTTTTTCCGCAGACAAAGTATGAATTAGTTGGTTTTACTGGTTTCGGTAATGGCGGTGCCATTTATCCAATATATAAACAAGAATATATAGATAATGCAGAGTTTGCCACTCCAGAAGAGATTGGTAACTATATGCAGGCTCTTGGCTTCAATAAAACAGGTGAAGCTGAATATTCAAATGGAGACGTTACCATATCAGATCTGCGCCCACGTAATGTATTGAAAGATGCAGAAGGTGATGTTTATGTCATTGACGCTGATTTCAAACGTAATATTCCTACCCCGAAAGAAAACAATCCAGCACAATTTGTTTCTCCCCAATTGGAACCTGGGGAAGATATATTGGATTATACCAATAGAATATCAGAGTCTAAGCGTCTATTTGATGCTGAACAGGAAGTAGATACTAATCCAACTGAGGCACAGAAGTCAGCCGGTAACTATAAGAAAGGGCATATTAAGATTGATGGGTACGACATTACTATTGAGAACCCGAAAGGTAGTGAGCGTTCGGGGGTAGATACTAATGGCCAACCGTGGAGTGTTACCATGAACAACACTTATGGTTATATCCGTGGTACGGAAGGAGTGGACGGTGATCATATTGACGTATTCTTGTCGGATAATCCGGCCGGTGGCAAAGTATATGTCATTGACCAGATGAATGAAGACGGTTCCTTTGATGAACACAAGGTAATGTATGGCTTCAATTCTGCTTTGGCAGCAAAGAGGGCTTACATGAAGAACTATTCTCCAGGTTGGAAAGGTTTAGGAAAGACTACAGAAGTATCAAAAAAGGTGTTCAATGAGTGGGTGAAATCTTCAAAACGTAAGACGAAACCTTTTGCTGAATACAAGATTGCAAAAGAAAATGCTGATAATATCGCAGAAATACAGTCAGAAGACGTATTACAAGCCGACACGGTGGAATATGGGGTTTCCAATAAATTGGTGTCTAAGGATAGATACGAAGAATTGAAGAATAAACTTCGTGGAAAGCTTGGACAAATGAATATTGGTTTTGACCCTGAATTGTTTTCCATCGGAGCGGAGATGGCGGCATATCATATTGAAGCTGGTGCCAGGAAATTCGGAGATTTTGCTCAAAGAATGATTGAAGATGTTGGCGATGCCGTTCGTCCATATTTGAAATCTTTCTATGAGGGTGCACGCCAGTTCCCGGGTATGGAAGATTTTCAGAAGGACATGGATGAATACCATGCAGTGAAGGACTTTGATACTGACTCATTTGACAAGGCTGTAGAATTCATAGATAAAGCTACATTGCCTGCCAAAGAAAGTAAGTCAAATAATAGGAAATCATCTGAGAATACGGTATCTTCGCAAAAGAGTGAAAGTAATAAGCCTGCCGAGATGCAGGATTTGTTTAATCAAAATTTAGAAGATCATGGCGAACGAAGAAACTCCGAAGAGCGAAATCCGGATACGGATAGAAGCATGGGAGGAAAAACACGGGAAGAAGCTGTCAGAACTGAACGGCGAAGAAACGATACAGGCGTGCATGGACATAATGTGCCTGACGCGGACAGAAGCGGAAGAGTACCTGAGTCAACAGGCCGCGTCGTCTCTTCTGTAAAAGTTCAACGAAATCGAAATAACTATAATTTCGGTGAGAACCACATTGATGTTCCTGCCGGTGATGTTGCCAAATTAAAGGCAAACATTGATGCCATCCGTACACTTAGAGAAGTGGAGAATAGCGGAAAGCCGGCTACGGAACAGCAAAAAGCAAAGTTAGCCCGTTATGTAGGCTGGGGAGGATTGGCTAACGCATTAGATGAAAATAAATTTAAAGCCAGTGAACGTTCTTGGATTGCCGATGCCAACTGGAACGCGAAGTACCTCCCTTACTACAAGCAACTAAAAGAATTACTCTCTCCTGAAGAATTTAGAAGTGCGGTCCAATCAACCACTACGTCGCATTATACTCCCGAACCTATAATCCGAAATCTTTGGAACATTGCTACACGCGTAGGGTTTACCGGTGGAATGATAAGCGAACCGGCCATGGGAGTGGGGCATATTCTTGGTTTGATGCCTAAAGGTATTGCCGAAAATTCTCAAATCAGCGGTTTTGAGATTGACAGTTTATCTGGGAGGATAAGTAAAGCATTATATCCAGATGCTAATACAAAGGTACAGGGCTATGAGACGGAGTTTGCTCCACAAAGTAAGGATATTGTTATTACCAATGTGCCTTTTGGTAAAGATGCTCCTTATGATAAGTTCTTGGATAAGTCGCTTAGGAAAAAGCTTGGTGGGGCATACAATCTTCATAATTATTTTATAGCAAAGGGATTACTTGAACTGAAAGAAAATGGTTTAGGAGTATTTATTACGTCGTCTGCAACTATGGATGGTGCTGACAGCCGGTTCCGTGAATTTGTTGCCGGTAATGGTTTTGATATGGTTGGAGCTATACGCTTGCCCAATGATGCTTTCCAAAAAAATGCAGGTACGAGTGTTACGGCTGATATCCTAGTATTCCGTAAGAGAAAAGCAGGTGAGGTGGCTAATGGCGTGAATTATATTTCCACTACTCCTGTGGGAGAGGGTACTTATGAAGAAAAAGGCGAGAAGCGGACGAAACCCATAATGATTAATGAATATTTTGCTGCCCGTCCTGAAATGATGCTGGGAGAAATGATGACGGCATTTGATGCTGGTAGTGGTGGCTTATATAGTGGAGCTTCGCAGACATTAAAGGCTCGGTCTGGTCTGGACTTATCTCAAGCGCTTAGTGAAGCTATCGGAAAGTTACCGGAAAATATTTTGGGAAAGGTAGAGAATAGTGCTGTGGTTAAGGATAAAGAACAAACCACCCAGAAAGATGGAACATTAACCGTTAAAGATGGAAAGGTATATAGAACCTGTTCCCGTAAAAGAAACGTTTACCTACAACGGTAAATTGCAGAAAACGGTAGATGCTGTACAGAGTTACAATGATCTTAAATCCACACTAAAGAAACTAATTGCTGCGGAACAGAGCTTAGATATAGACCCTGAACCTATAAGGAAAGAGCTAAATAAGCAGTATGATGCTTTTGCAAAGAAATATGGTACACTAAATCGTAATAAAGCATTAGATAATGTTTTCGTAGAAGACTTTGAACGCTACCTTCCTCTATCATTAGAAAACGTGACGAAAGTACCATCTGCTACAGGTAAATCATCTGTTTACCAAATAACCAAAGGTAAAGGCATTTTGGATAAACGCGTTAGCTATCCTGTGAAAGAACCATCTAAAGCGGATAACTTGCAGGATGCTGTAAACATCAGCCGTTCCTATCGTGGTGCTATAGATATCCCATATATTTCTCAACTAATAGCGAAGAGTGAGGAAGAAGTTATTGATGATATGTTGCATGATGGAGTGGCATACCGTGACCCTTTGACTGGTGACTTAGTAGATAGGGGTACATATCTTTCCGGTAATGTTAAAGAAAAACTGGAAGAGGCGAGAACAGCGGCGGAACGTGACCCGGCTTTTGAAAAGAATGTGGAAGAACTTATCAATGTCCAACCTGAAATGATACGCTTTGGTGATATAAGTTATCGTCTTGGTACACCGTGGATACCTGCTGAGTTCATTGATAAGTTTGCGGAGGATGTTTTAGGGCTTTCGGATACTGGATTGAATTTTGTTTCAGTATTAAATGAATATGTCACAGGCAAATCTATTAGTGTAGCAGATTATGCAAAAGCCGGCATATATAAAACTGACCGGCTTGGAACGATTGATTTGTTTGAAGCTGCATTGAATCAACGGAAACCGAAAGTTTATGATGAGATAAAAAACGGGGAGCAAAAGATACGTGTCGTCAATGAGGCGGAGACACAAGCCGCTGCCGAGAAGGTAATGGAAATCTCTGATAAATTCATTGAATACATTGACGGGCAGAAACCGCTTCATAAAGAATTGGAGAGGATTTACAATGACAAGTATAATAATTTCCGCCTGAAGGAATATGACTTGCCAGCTTTTGAACATTATCCAAATTCTAACACAGGAATAACATTGCGTGCTCACCAGATGAAAGCTGTACAGCGTAGTTTGGGGGAAAGCACTTTGTATGCTCATCAAGTAGGTACAGGCAAAACCTTCACAATGATTACTACGGCGATGGAAATGCGGCGTTTGGGAATTGCCAGAAAACCTATGATTGTTGTTCAAAATGCCACATTGGAAGATTTTGTAAAAGACTTCTATAAACTATATCCAGGTGCTAATGTCTTGGCTCCTGGGAAAGACGAACGAAGTGCAGATAATCGTAAACGTTTATTTAATCTGATTGCAACGGGGGATTTTGATGCGATTATCATTCCTCAATCATTTATGCAATTTATACCGGATGATGAAGGGCGAAAGAAAGAACTCATTCAACAGAAGATAGATGAGTATGAGAGAGTTATTGAAGCGACTGAGAATGAATCTTTGAGGCGCAGATTAGAAAAGGAAGTAGCTGGCCTTAAGGACCAATTTGAGGGAGTTGAGAAACCTAAAAAACGTTCTGTTAAAGATAAGGCCAAGGCTGAGAATCGTATCAAAACAAAAATGGAGCGCCAGTTTGATCGGAGAACTGACGATGTGCTTACCTTTGAGCAAATGGGCATAGATGCATTGTTCATCGATGAGGCTCATAATTATAAGAAAATAGGTTTTGCCAGTAAGATGAGCAATGTTAAAGGTATTGATACCACTGCATCCCAACGTGCAAACAGCTTGTTATTAAAGGCCAAATGGGTTCAGGAGAAGAATAACGGCCGTAATGTAATTCTGGCCACCGGTACTCCTATAACGAATACGATGGCAGAAGTCTGGACTATGATGAATTTTGTTGCTCCTGACATTCTTGAAGCTTATAGCATTCAGACTTTTGATGAATTTGCAACAACATTCGGTACGGTGGAACCTTCTCTTGAGTTTACGGCTACTGGAAACTTCAAAATTGCGGACCGCTTTAAGAGCTATGTAAATGTACCGGAACTGGTGAAAGCTTTCCGTAGTCATGCCGATGTCGTTTTGACGGAAGATGTGGAGGAGTTTAAGGAAAGTAGTAGTATTCCAAAACTCCGGGGCGGGGCGATGACTAATATTGTCATTGATAAAAACGAAGACCTGGAAGACGTAATGCAGGTTCTTATAAGTGAGTTGGAAAGCTTCAGCAAAATGAGTGGCAAAGAGAAAAGAAGAAGAATGAGCGCACTTCCTCTTGTTGTCTTTACTAAAGCAAAACAAGCGGCGATTGATCTCCGATTGCTTAATCCTTCATTTGCGGATAACCCCAATAGTAAGACTAATCAGGTTGTATCAAATGTTGTAAAACTCTATAATGAAAGTAATGCAGATAAAGGGGCACAACTTATTTTCTGTGATAGTTATCAGTCTCCCGGGGAACAGCCCAAAATGGATTTGTTTGACTATGATCCGAATACTCCCCGTTTCAATCTTTATGAGGACATAAAACAAAAACTGATAGTCCAGGGAATACCTGCCAACGAAATTGCTATCATTAATAACTATGATGGTGAACGTCGGAAAGGTTTGTTTGAGAAAGTACGTTCTGGTGATGTTCGTATATTACTTGGCAGTACTGAGAAAATGGGGGTAGGCGTTAATGTTCAGGATCGCCTATATGGTTTGCATCATATTGATGCTCCGGTACGTCCTATGGACTTTGAGCAAAGGAATGGTAGAATCCTTCGGCAAGGCAATAATTATGCTCTGTGGGGCAAACCTGTAAATGTAGTGACCTATGGTGTTCAGGGAACTTTGGATGCTACGGCTTATGACCGCCTGAGAATAAAACAGAACTTCATTAATCAAATGATGAAAGGTAATGTTTCTGGCCGTATTATGGAAGAACAGGATGATGAGGACCCCAGCGGAATGACATTTAACCAGATGGCAGCTACATTGTCTGGTGATAAGACGGCTCAACTTCTATTTGTTGCTGAGAATTTATTAAAGAAACTACGTAATTTAAAACGAAGTGATGCAAACAGTAAGAGTGGCATGGCTGAGAGTATTGAGTATACCAGAAATCGAATTATCCATGATAAAGGTCAGAAGAAAGTATATGAACGTGCTTATAAGACTATAAGTGAGTATTTTCCTGATGGCGTTGAGAATGTTACAGTTGACGGTGAAACTTACACGGAGAAATTTGGACCTGCATTAGAGCCGGTTATTGCCTCTTATGAAGATGCATATAGCCTTAATCGTGGGACAGCGCCTCTGAAGATAATGTTGAATAATAGTAAGGCGGAAGTCATTGTCCATTTCAATGAGGGTAGGATGGTGTATGAACTGTATGCTGGCAATGAACATATTGTCGAAGGACGCCAATTCAATGGTGGTAAAGGTTTGATGTCAAGTATTGAGCACCAGTTGAAGGCCGTGGAGAAAAACTTGTCTGATATTGATGAGAAGATAGCTTCCTATGAAAAGAGGGTCCAAGGACTAACGGAAGCAATGAATACTCCGTGGGGACGCGAAGATGAATTAAAAGCTGCTGAAAAGGAAGTTGAGGGCTTGAAAAAACAATTGGAAGAAAAAGCAAAATCAGATAATGACAGTAATAAACGCTATAGAATAGTATATCATGGTGGTGGTGTACAATTTGAAAAATTTGATATAAATAAAGTTGGAACAGGTCAAGGCACACAAGCCTTTGGCTGGGGATTATATTTTACTTCTTCAAAAGATATAGCTAAATGGTATGCTGAAGATTCTGCTTTTCTTAATGCAGAGAAAAGTATGAAGGAAGTAGAAACCTATGATTATGCTCTTGATGCTGATATAGATTATGACAAGGCGAGAACTATGGTCATTGAAGAACATGAAAGGTTCTTAAGGGATGCTGCACGTATCTTTGGTAAAGATAGTAAAGAATGGAAGGATGCAAAAGAGGACTTGGAATTAGCTACTAATACTCGCACCAAGACTGAAATAACAAAAAGTAATAAAAATCTCTATGAAGTATCCTTACCCGACAATATCAAACTATTAGACTGGGATAGAGTATTAGAACCCAATGTCGTAGATCGATTTCTAAATATTGTTACTGACAAATATGGAAAAGACATTGCTGAGGAGGAACGGACTGATATGATGGATACAAATAGTATTTTTGGAGGTGTTCTATATGATTCAGCCATATCTGTTGCCCAAAAGATTGCTAATAGTAATTTGATACCGCAGAATGATATATATAAGGAAGCATCCATGCTTATTAAGGATACAGGTTTTGATGGGATTATATATGATGCTGGTCGGAATTTTGGCAATGCAAAACGCGGAGATAAGAATTACGTGATTTTTGATGAAGAATCGATTTCATTAATAGATAAGATGAGATATCGTATTTCAAACCGTGTATCAAATTTGATTCGCAAAGGAAAAGAGAACAAAATAGTTTCAGCAATCAATGCATTATCTAATGCACTTCATTCCCCGGTAAACATCGTTCGGAGGTTTGACGATTTACCAAGTGATGTCCGTTCAAATGAAAAAATGGTAAAGGGTTGGTCTGATTTGGAAACAGGGGAAATATCCGTTTATCTTCCCAATGCAACAAATGTTGAGGACGTACAGGCTACAGTTTTACATGAGGTTATTGGGCACCGTGGATTAAATGAAGTGTTTGGGGAACAGTATGATGGTTTCATTGATAAGGTTTTTGAAAATACTGTTCCGGCTACGAGAAGAAAGATCATTGAACTTGGAATTAAGCGTGAGTACGATTTTCATTTAGCCACAGAGGAATATCTTGCTGAATTGGCCGAAAAAGGTTTTGAACGTGAAAAAGGTTTCTTGCGAACAATTAAGTCTTTGTTCACAGATATGTTTCATCGAGCTAAAATCAAACTTGGTTTCAGATTGAATGATGGAGATTTACGATATATGCTTTGGAGAACCTATCAATTGAAGACCGAAGGACGCTCGGCAGATTCTTTCGCTAAGGATATGTCCATGCGATATAAATTGAAAGTTGGTAATTACCGAGAGACGCCGGTGCGGAAAAAATACAGGAGCGATAATGCAACAGCTGAGAAAGATGTAGCTAAACATTTGTATGAGGCCCGTACTTTAGACAGGATGTATAAGTATCAAGAAGCGTATCAGGATAGTATGCTGGGGTTGAAAACTCTGCAAGAAGCACTTGAAAAGGAAACAGATAAACCTATTGCAGATTATGAAAATGCTTATATGGCCGAAAACCAATTAAGTAGTAAGAATTCATTTGAACAGGAATTTTATAAAATGAATTTCTTCGATCCGATAATGTCAGAAGTGAACAAACTAATAAAGACCGGGGTAGAGTATGGCGATATACTGGATTATTTGAAAGCTAAACATGGTCTTGAAAGAAATGAAGAATTTGCTAAACGTGCTGCGGAGGAAGCAAAGGAGCCATTTCTTGAAAAACTAAATGATTTAGAAAAACTTCTGGCCGATGGTGGTATTGATGGGTTAACTTTTGATGAAGAACGAGATAACTTAAACTCAGAGATGGAGGAAGCGGCTGAAGATGCGTATATTGAAGCTCGTGGAAAAGACTTCTCCGGCTTGTCTTCACTTACCGGTGAAAAAGAGAATTTCACTACTGAGGCTGAGAAGTTAGTTTCTGCTTTTGAAGAAGGTAATGATACTGCTGTTCTTTGGGAAAAGATTAATGCTGCAACAAAAGAAAGTCTCAAAAAGTCTTATGAGTGTGGCTTAATGACAAAAGATGCTTATCAGAAGGTTAATGCTATGTTCAAGTATTATATTCCACTACGAGGTTGGAAAGAGGATACGGCGGCGGATGTTTATGATTATATCATGGAAGAGCGTCCGATATTCAATGTCCCGGTGAAAAAAATGGGAGGGCGTATGTCTGAGGCTGACGATCCGTTGGCAACTATAGCTAATATGGCTGAAAGTGCCATCATGCAGGGGAATAGAAATCTTATGAAACAACGATTCTTGGCGATGGTTATTAATCATCCAACAAGCCTTGCTACAGTGAAGCAAATGTGGTATACTTATGATGGGGTGCGAGATGAATGGCAGCAAGCTCTACCTGAGATACCGGAAGACGCAACAGGGGAGGAAGTGGCTGCTTTAGTCGAAGAATTTGAAAGAAGAATGGTAGAGCTTGCAAAAGAAGGACTGGCTCGCAAAGGGCGGTTAGAGGTACCATATAGGGCATTGCCCAGAGAGCAAAAACAACATATGGTTGTTGTTAAGAAGGATGGTCTTGAATATACTGTTTATATCAATGGTAATCCAAGGGCGGCACAGGCTGTAAATGGACTGACTAATCCAGATGCAAGTAAAAGTGTATTTTTGAATACTGTAAAGCGGATTAATCGTCAAATGGCTGCCAACTTTACTACAAGAAATCCGGCTTTTGTAATTAGCAATTTGGCAAGAGATGTGATATTTTCTGCTTCTGCAATAGCTATTAAGGAAGATCATAAGTATGCAAACCGTTTTAGAAGGAATCTAATAAAAAATGGACTGGGGCTGAGACTTGGAGAATTGTTATATAAGTCTGAGAAGAATTCTCTCGACCTGAATAATGAATTGGAACGTTATTTTTCAGAGTTTCTTAAAAATGGTGGAGAAACAGGATACACGGCATTACATAGTGTAGAAGAACATCGAAAAATGATAGAACGTTCAATCATGGACGCTAAAGGTCTTGTCGATTTGGGGCGGATATTTGGACTAAAACCGGGTAAAGTGACTACACCAACAACTTTAGGCATTGTCCCTGCTTTCCAATTTGTAGCTAAGTGGACTGAGTTTGGTAATAGATGTGCTGAAGATGTGAGCCGTTTCACTACTTATATGACGAGTCGGCAAATGGGACGGAGTATTTCAAGAAGTATTAGTGATGCCAAAGAAGTTACAGTGAATTTTAATAAGAAAGGTGCTGGCAGCTTGTGTGCTACTACTTTAAAATCTCTGTTCTTATTCTTCAATGCTGCTGTACAAAGTTTAGCTAATTTTGCGAATTTAGCAAAGGCTAATCCAAAGCGTTTTTCTGCTGCAGTTGGCGGATTTACTGCGGCTGGAATAATATTGCCTATCATAAATAACTTACTCATTGGTATGTTTGGTGGTGATGATGATAAGGACGCCTATGAAAATCTGCCAGAATGGGTAAGGAAGAATAATTTCTGTTTCTGGTTAGGTGGTGATAAGTTTCTTACTATTCCAATACCAATTGAATTGCGTGCTTTCTATGGATCTGGTGAACTATTCCGTTCTTATATGGAAGGTAAAGGGGATAATCGCAATATTGGAATGGAGTTGATGGGGCAATTTACCGAATTACTGCCAATTAACCCATTTGGTGGTGGAGAATGGAATATTCCCAAAGGTACACCAGTGGAAAATATAGTTGGTACTGTTGTTGGCAATCTTATGCCTGATGCCGGAAAACCTATTTATCAGGTATTCCAGAACAAAGACTTCTTTGGAAAACCTATCTATAAAGATAGTTTCAACGAACTTATGCCGGAATGGACTAAGGCGTATGCTGGAACATCTAAGGCGCTTGTTTCCTCTACCAAGTTACTAAATGAAGTAACGGGTGGTGATAAATACGATAGAGGGCTATTAAATATGAACCCGGCAATTCTTGAACATTTCTTTGAAAGTTATTTTGGAGGATTGGGAAAAACTATAAATCAGGTAGGAAAGACAGTTTCAATGATTTGGGACGAAGATGAAAGAATGTGGCGGAGTGTTCCTGTATTAAACCGGTTCTTGAGTGGTGGCGATGAAAGAAATGTTTTCAGTCGTGTAAATGAGGCATACTTTAATTACTTAGGCGAGTATAAGGTCGTTGAGAACAGACTTCGCGGCTATAAAAAAGAAATAAAGACTGGGAATGAACAGTATAGAGCGAAGTTGAAAGAATTGGAGAACTCATCTGAATATGAACGTTACTCGGTATTAAAGAAATATCAGAAACGAGTAAAATCATATCAGGATTTGATAAAAGAGGAAACGGATAGGGAGACTCGAAAAGCGTATGAGACTGCCCTGAACCTTCTTAAAACAGAAATAGTAGAAGAACTTCGGAGCGTTAAGTAGCTTTTGTTGTAAATCAACAACTACCTAATGGGTTAACTGTCTTACTTTTGTGAAAAATGTGTTGCTATGAATAAGTTTTTGAATAGAAATGTAAAGCCAGTACGTAAGAAAGATGCTTCTCGTGAACAGAGACGTAACGAGAAGCATCTGGATATTCTGGATGAATTCAGTAAATATTGGGCTTCACTGGATGAGGCTCGTCAAAAGATGCGCCGTAGTGTGATGTACGCTTATGAGGACCAGTGGGGAGATTATATTAAAGACCCGGAAACGGATTTGATGATAAGAGAAGCGGACTTAATCAAAAAGAATGGTAAGGTTCCATTGAAAAACAATATGATTAGTCCCATTCTTAAAAATATTGACGGGCAGTTTCGTAATAATGTAACTCAGTCTATCTGTACGGTCCGGGATCAGAAAGAGGCCAAAATCGGAGAGATGATGAGTATTGCGGTTGAATATGTCCATGATCTTAATGAAATTCGGGAGTTGGACTCTGATAGTCTCAGATTAATGTTATGCGGTGGCTATGTGGGCCAGCGTGTGGAATATGGCTGGAACCCGGCTAAACGGATGAATGATGTTTGGGTTTATGGCTGTAATCCAGCGCGTATGTTTTTCAATACGAATATTGAGGATGTCCGTACCTGGGACTTGAATTGTATCGGTGAAGTGTATGATATGCCACTCGATAAGGTTGTTTCCCTATTTGCTAAAAGCCGGGCTGATAAAGAGTGGATAGAGAACATATATCGTGTGAGCGACACATATCTTACTTATGATGGTATGCAGGGAAGGGAAACGAAAGATTTAGATTTCTACACCCCATCTCGTCCTGATTTGTGCCGGGTTATCTTTGGGTGGAGGTTGGAGAGCCGGGAGGCATACTTCTGTCATGATACACTGAAAGGTACATTCTACTATATAGGATTGAACGAAAAGAAGGAAATTGATTGGGAGAATCAACAGCGAACGAATGAGGCACTTGCTCATGGTGTTTTGCCGGAGGACATATTGTTGATCGAATATGAGTATGGCAATGAACAGTATTGGTATTACCGGTACATGTCCCCTTGGGGAGACATTCTTCAAGAAGGCCGGAGCCCTTATTGGCATGGTTCGCATAACTATGCTTTCCATGTGTACCCGATGATACAGGGAAAGGTCTTCAATTATGTAGAGGATTTCATAGACCAGCAACGTGCTATCAACCGAACAATGACATTGATTGATTTCATTCGTAGTTCGTCTTCCAAAGGTGTATTGATTGTTGATGAATCGGCTTTTGAAAGTATGACTCGCGAAGAAATAATCGACGAATATGTGCGGTATAATGGGGTTCTGTTCTGTAACCTGAAAAACGGTCAGAATCTTAGTAATGTCGTTCAGCAGTATAATGGGCAGGCGGCTGTTGCCGGTGATTATGAACTATTGAATTTGCAGTTGAAGCTCATCAATGATATTTCAGGCGTGAATAGTGCTATGCAAGGTAAACAGCCAAGTGCAGGCACAGCCGCAAGTTTGTACGCACAACAAGTTCAGAACTCTTCATTGAATTTGAAAGGAATGTTTGAGTCATTCAACTCATTCCGTAAAAGAAGGGATTATATGGTTATGCAAACTATCCAGCAATATTATACTTCAGCCAGACACATTGACTTGTCTGGGAGAGATTATTCGGAAGAAGCAAAGTACTATGATCCGGATAAAGTTCAGAATGCACAGATTGACCTGAAAATCACTGAGGGTACTAATACCCCGTCATTTCAGATGTTACAGAATGACTTCTTGATGCAACTCTTTGAAAAAAATGCAATTGATGTCAAGATTTTGTTAGAGAATTGCTCTTATCCGTTTGCAACAAAGATACTCGAAGCTATTAAACGAAACGAGCAGGCTTTGATGAATCAGCAGGCAATGGGGGGCATTCCGCAAGATGTAATGCCAGGTAATAACAATCTTATGCAGAAAGTGAATAATGACCAATTCGCCACTCCAGAAGATGGTATCGTGAAAACTGCTGCTTAAATAGAAGCTTCGCTGACAATCTTTGTTTTCTTAGACTTCCTAAACTCCCGCATAATTCGCGGGAGTTGCCATTTATAGCAAACATATACAAGGATGGCTGTCGCCATCAGGTAGTCGTCATGACAGCCTTCAGCGGCACCCATCTCCTTGCCATTTTCCTTTAGTTCATACGTATCCATCTCGAAAGTGGTTGGCTTACTTCTCTCAATATATAGAAAGTCACGCATTGCGGATTTAAGGAAGTTGATAATAGTAGGCTTAGTTTTGGGATTGGTATGGAAACCATATTTAACCGGTAGGCCCTGTTTAATTTGCTCTGGTGATGTACGCGAATAAAGGTTGTCGTAGTATTCTACCACTTCATCCAGTACGTAGTCGAAATTATCTCCTTCGGTTCCTTCTGTTTCAAGTGTGTTGCTTTCAATTACAAGCACGGCATTTCCGTATGCAGCCGCTATCTGTACAGCTTTCCATATCAATAAGTCGTGCTCGATATGTCCATGCCATTCGGCGACAATTTCCGGTAGCCCACCTTCTTCCAGCATTGGGAGCCGGTCAGCCACTTTAATACACGAGAAGTCTGCGGCTTCCGATGTACCACCAATGTCGACACTAACCACATATCGGTCATAATACTTTTCTGTATAGTCGGGAAGTGCCCATACCCACAGGATGTTATTCAGGTCCTTTGTAGGCTCTATGTGCTCAAAACGAATATTAGTTAGTGCGTTCTTACCTTTAATATCGTTTGCCACAAATTCGCCATAAAAACAAGGCGGGAGAGTGGCTGTCCGAACTTGTTCGACGTATTTTTGTGGGAATATTCTCCGGCCCGTGCTCTGGAATGCTTCTGCGGCCGTAGACGGATACTCGGAACACATACGCCATTTATCTTTAAATTCCAGCGATTTGTCTCTGTACCAAGCGATAGCTTCTAAAGTTGCACCAATCTCAAACAGCCAGTATTCATATTCGGTCATGGTGGCAATAAACGCATTGTATGTTTTTGGATCGATGCGTTTTGAATATATATCAATCATGAACCAGGGAATGAACACTGGAGTGAAATTGTTACGTCCTTCGACTGCATCCAACCAAGTACGGTGAAAATAGTTACCTACTCCTTTGGCGGTGGATTCCAAAACCTTGATAGTGTAGGGGCCGCTAAGTATTGACCCGAATATGGATTGTACAAGGTCTTCCGGTTTCTTTCCCTTAGTTTCTTTCCATAAACCGACTTCTGTCAAGTGGGCCATTGATATATCTTCTGAACGAAGACTTTCCGGTTTCTCTGCCGAACCTATAGAATATCGGCTATTCGTTGTATTGATGGAACGCGTCTTCTGTGAGCCTTGATAAGGATTCGTTTTTAGGCGGATACCGCCCGTTGCCCATGCAGGCATATTGTCGACTGCTTTTTGAAGCATACCAGATACATTCCGGGCTGCGGATTCAATGTGCCCACAGATAGCAGAGTTCCAATTGGAACGATGTATAAGCTGTATCCACAACATATAAAGCTGGGTAAGCGTGGAACCGCCCCATTGACGGGCTTTACACAGAATAATGTCAATAGGGACACCAGCTATGCGAAGCTTTTCCAGTTCTTTTAAATAGTATCTTTGTGCCCGATTAAGTAAAAATGCTATGTCTTTTCCTTTTCCTTTCGCCGATATCTGAATACATGAATAGGCCCAGTATTCAAAGTCGTAATTTATTCGTTCCTGGCAAAATGATGTCCAAAGCTCATTCCTTATCTTATCCGATATACCCTGTTTGAGGATGAACTTGATATATCCATTAAATCCAATCTCAATGAGTTTTTTCACAAAACCGGTTTCCGCGAATTGTTCCGGAAGATACATTTCTTCAATAGGACAGTCTTTTATATAGACCTTTTTCCGGGAAATAGATGTTGATCCTTCGCCGGTTATCGGATTATATGGACTTCGTATTATCGCAAGCCGTTCTCTGTTCTTCTGTACTATTTCATTTACGGTCATATATAAACCTCCTGAATAAGAGGCTTACCGCAAATGATATTAGAAAGCTATATACGTGGATAAGCGTATTGATATGTGGAGCGAATAAGCCCGTGGTTAGAAATGAAAATGCAAGTAGGAGAATGATTTTCGGCATATAACGTCGTTCAATGCCGGCTGTAATAATGCCTACCATAGATAAGACTATTGCTGAGGCACCAACTGTCGGTTCCTGATAGGTTGCAAAGATTGCTGAGAGAATAGGAATTATAGCCATTATTGGCATGATGATATACAGGTTGAAGTTCCGGAGCCTTCTCCAGTAAAACAAGAATAATGCAGAATTGATACTTAGATGAAAAAAATTAGTGTGGACAAAGCTATAAGTAATATAGTTCCACCATTCGCACCCATTGTATATACCTAATTGCGTAGTGTCGCAATAAAAACCAATGGAGTATATGAATACAAGGAAAATGATAAATATCATCTTATCTGTTCTTTATTGATTTATAAATGATGCCTCTCATTGTATCTATTGCCACGTAGTAAGAAGGCGCTGGCTGTTCTATGATATATTTTAATACGCAATAACCTGGCGCCTTCATTTCTTGTTTGTACTTTAGAAATCTGGCGTATAAGTCTTTATACATACACAATTTATTTTCATTGGAAACTTTGATAGGTTTTCCACGATGCATAAGTGATATAACCCTACGCGCATTATCATAAGTTATGAAAAAACGAGGTGCCTCTTTCTTCATAACTTCCTGAATAATTTCTTCGGTTGAAATATAAGGCATACTTTTTCGTAAGCTTTTCAATGCATCAAAGTATGCTTCTCTTATAGAATTATCTCTTATTTCTCTAAATATATCATCCATTATAATAATGTTTTATGCAAATATAATTAAAGTAATACTTTAAAAGTTGCGATTTTACTAAAAACGCAGCTTTTAGTTGTAAAAACGCAGGTCATGTTTCCCTTTTTAGTGCTTTTTTTGTGCATCAAACAATTTAAGAATTTGCTTATGGAAGATATTAAAGAAAAGAAGGATGAAACGGTGGTTGACAAAACGGAATCAGTTCCGGTCACCGAACAGGTTCAAACTCCAACAAAACGGGATCAGTTAAGGTCACTTCTTACAGACGAAATTCCCGGTTATAATGCAGATGATGATGAGTCTTCGGCTGAAATGTTGATGGGATATATCAACGGAAATAAGGAACAACGCAACAAACTTGCCGAAGCTTTGCAAGAAGATCCTCGTTTGGCCCAGATGCTTGCCGATATTGTAAACAAGAAACGCGGTGCCGGTAATGCAATGGCTCGCTATTTTGGAAAGGATCTGCTAACTGCTGAAGAAGGTACTCCGGAATATGATGATATTCTGGCGGCTGAGGAAGAACGTAAGCAGGAAATGGAGGCGATGGAGGCCAGTAAAAAGGAATACAACGATAACCTTGAAAAGAGTATGCCTATTGTGGAGGGGTGGTGCCAAGAGAAAGGCTATGATATTGAAGAATTTCTTGATAAGGTTTGGACGAATGTTATTTCTCCCATTATGTCAGGAAGTTATTCCCGTGAAATATGCGACTTCTTGGATAAAGGTCTGAATTACGATAAAGACACGCAGGATGCTATGGCCGCCGGTGTTGTGCAGGGACGTAATGAGAATATCAATAAGTTGAAGGAAGAACGTGGGGACGGACTACCTAAAGGGATAACGAGTGTTCCGGGCAATCCTAATAAGCGTAAAAGAAACTCCATTGTTGAGACTGCATTAAATGCTTAATTATTCACTATTATAATTTTTGAGAAATGAAAGTAATTAATTTTTTGAAGAAAGAGAAATGGACGGTACTTTCCGTCATGCTGACGCTTATTTGCGTCTTTGTTGGTGGCGGTGTCCTTATGGCTGATGCTACCGTAATTACCCCTGGCTCAACACCATCTCCAGGTAATGCTGGTGAACCTACTCAATTGCCAGGTAGTCCTACAACTGTTTCCGGAGTGTCGGATGCTACAGGAGGTGTTGGTGGTGGAAATCTTATTCAACCGGATATTGATGATGACATTTTCTTAATTGGTACGGATGAAACCGTCTTGGATGGTATTATGCGTAAAGCCAAGAAGAAAGTTCGCGTTACAGGGTTTGAAGTGGACCACTTTGTTATCGATGAACAGAAATCTTCTGTATTCACTACTGAAGATTATACTTCTGCTGGTGACCAGCAAGCTCCTATCAGTGTCCCTTCGGATGATCGTGGATTATTCCAGGAAAATGGTACGGTGTTGGTGAAAGGAGTCAACGGATATACCGAAGATGGAAAAACGGAAATCAAGGGAGTGGATCTTATGCTGTTTATTACCGGAAAAGATTCGAGTGGTAAACCCATTGTTATGGCAATTAACGGCCCGAAGACGAATGAAGGGGATGCTTATTGCAAAATTCCTTCAATTCCCAAGGGTACAGAAATCGTCATTTTGACGAATGCATGTGCCGAAACTCAGAAGGAAGTTGCTCCTGATGTTGTATTCCCGACCCCTAAACGAGTATATCTACAGAAGACTATCATGAATGAGGTAGTATCTGACTATTTTGATGCTCAAAAGAAACGTATTCCTTTTAACGAAGCTCAAATTGCTGAGGCTATGATTAAGCAACACCGCAGAAAGAATAATCGTTCTTTATGGGTGAGCCATAAGGGCAAATTGATGGTTGATCGTGGCAAAATGGGGCGTCAGTTGGTATATACTACCGAAGGTATTCGTTGGCAATTTAAGCGTGAGTATGAACACATCGGTCCGTGGACATTTGCTGATATTATTGCTTTGGCAAAATTGAAGTTCACAGGTCAGAACTGTTCTAAGGAAGCATGGTGGCTTATGGGACGTGATTTGCTGGAACAAATTCAGAATATTGATTTTACCAAGCATAAGGATATCACAATGACTTCCGATCAGCAATGGGGATTCTCATGTACGAAACTTCACACCGTGTTTGGAGATTTCTATTTGAAACATGAACCGACTTTGGATTATCTGGGGTATTCTTGTAGTGGTGGTATTCTTGATATGTCTGGTATCGTTCGCTATTATATCAAGAACGAAGAAACCAGTTCTGAAAAGATTGAGGGTGAAGAGGCTAAGAGAAAAGCTATTATCTCTATCAACGCTTTGGCGTTGAAAGGTTATTCTCATATCTGGGTCAATGGTGAGGATATTGATGGTGATAATATTCCCGGTGCTTCTGCTATCACTAATTGGAGTAACGCTACTGACGCACCTGAAAATCCGAAGTTGAATGATGTCATTTATTTAACTGTTGCTTGTGCCGGTATTACCGCTTCAAAGGCTGGTGATATTTATCAGTATAATGGTACTTCCTGGGAGAAATATTCGGGTGTAATTTACGCTCAAAACTGATTCTGTGACAATCTAAGGGCGGAGTATTGCTCCGTCCTATAATTTTTATGATATGAAGATTTATAAGAAAAAATACGCAATTTATGGAATGATAGAACAAAGTTGTGTCTTTCCTATGGGTACAGGGCATATCCGTGTTGATTTCCGTCATGGGTCTTTAACGACTGCTGGTATTGTCCCTGCTACATTCACAACCCCAAATCCGGTAATTCAGCAAGCAATTGAAAATTCTCCTAAATTTAAAGCAGGGGTTATCAAAGAGGTAGAATCTGTTTTGATTCGAGATACGGGTACCTTGCAAGTTCAAAGAGGAGGAACTCAGAAGTCTGGTAAGGTTGTTGTGGAAAGTATAGGGCAAAATACTACTTCTGATATATCAGAATCTGGTGAAACAAGTGAAGGTGCTGGGGTGTATCCAGATGTGAAGAATTCGCAGCAAGCGAAAGACATCTTAATGGGTGAGCCTTATAATATCCCTCTTGCTGATCTTGGAAATAAAGCTGCAATACAGGCTAAAGCTGCTGCAATTGGTATTTCATTCCCTAACTGGAAATAATAATGACTGAACAGGAAATCATAAGTAAAGTCAAAGCGATACT